TCAACAATCGATGGCGCGAATGGCACTCGATGGGGATTGCTTAATGCTGTGACCGAATACATCGATCACAACAAGGGACACAATGTCGATAGCCGAATGAACAATGCTTGGTTCGGCAATGGCAATCGCATGAAGTCAGAAGCTGAGAGCATATTGATAGCTTGATTGATACAAGGGTAATCACTTAGAAAATAATTTAATCTAGGTGATTTATCCTTGTAACTTGGCTTATAATTGCACCATGCCCCGAACTTCTCGGGGTCTAACTAAGTACCTTAAAGGGGATTAAAAATGAAAATCGAAACAGCAATCAAACAATTGAACAAAGACGCACAGTTCCTTGGCATTGGACTTTTGGAACTCTTGCAGTTCATTAAAGAAAACCCAATGGCTCAGACGCAAGAGACACTGACAGCGTATCGCGTCTTCATGGGCGATGCTCGTAAATTGTTCGCTTAATTAAGGAGTAAATCATGAAAGAAAAAACAATCGACTTTTTGTGCTTTATCGGATGCGTAATTGTGTTCGGTGGCATCGGTGTAATGTTGGCATGGAGGGGCTGATCATGGCGTTCTTACTACCATTCACCACACGACAAGTCTGCAAAGCGATGGCAGATAGCATGGTCAAGTATGACAACGCACCAGACAAAGATGACTTCTGTAACCCAGATGTTCCGCTTGTTGTCAGACTGAAGAACAAACGATACGGCGTTCTCAGTTATGGAGGCGACCCAGATGAAGAAGGTCTTGTACTTGAACTAACGGAGTTGAAATGAATATTCCATTATTCCCAAATCAGAACGCCAATCAATCCATGCAAGGAATTACTTTGCGAGATTACTTTGCGGCTCAAGCGATGACCGCTGTAATCATTAACTCAGATAGGCAATCTACCAATGTTGAAGAAGTTGATCTTTGGATTGGTAGCTATGCGTATATCGTTGCCAATGCCATGATGAAAGCGAGAGAACGATGAACACACGATTCCTAACCCATGTGCGAAGAATCTTCGCGACCTATGATGCGCCGCCAGAGACCATCCGGTCTTATCAGCGACAGTGGGTCAAATCAGTAAGGCGACTTGGCGACAAGTGGCTAGTGGCAAAACAAATTGAAAGACTCCAATCATGAAACAAATCGCGACAGCTTTAGTAAATGCACAAAAGGCTTTTGGTCCTGCACTCAAAAGCTCTACAAACCCGCATTTCCGATCTAAGTATGCAGACCTTGCCGCTTGCGTTGAAGCCGTTATGGACGGATTGAATGCCAATGGAATCGCTTTGGTTCAGCAACTAAGCGAATGCAATGATGGCGTGATTGTGGAAACAATCTTCCTGCACGAATCAGGCGAGATGTTCAACTGCGGCAAGTTGCATATCCCTGCGGTGAAGCATGACGCGCAAGGGTACGGAAGCGCGCTTACTTATGCTCGCCGTTATAGCCTCATGTCTGCCTGTGGCATCGCGCCAGAAGATGACGATGGCAACGCCGCATCCAAAAAGAAAGAGGAAAGAATAGAGAGGATTTCACAGAAGATTGAAAATCCTATCGATGAGAACCGCATGACTGACTTGCTGATTGCTATCGCTAGTTGCGAGACTGAAGATGAGTTGCGCAAGGCTTTCGCAGAGGCTTACAAAGAGTCAGCCGGACACAAAGAATGGAACACCAAAGTGATCAACAAAAAGAACGAAGTAAAAGCGTTACTGGATGCGAAGCAATGAACATCAAAAGATTCAGAGCATCGAGCCTAGCCGACATCATGACCGACCCGAAAGGCAAGGGAGAGATTCTGTCGGTTGGTGCTAAGACAGCGATCACCAAGATGGCAAAAGAATTTGTTTACGGGTATGACGAGTTCATCACAAACAAATATATGGAAAAAGGTAATCGCGTTGAGAACGATTCGATCGACTTGCTGAATGTTGTCCTTGGAACTAACTACTCCAAGAATGAGGAACGCAAGAACAATGATTGGCTGACTGGTGAATGTGACATTGTTGGCGACAACAGAATCATCGATATCAAATCCAGTTGGAGTCTTGCGACATTCCCTGTCCTGCCATCACTGGGTGAGGAGACACGCTACGAATGGCAAGGTCGCGCTTACATGATGCTTTGGGATATCCCAGAGTTCAGCATCGCTTACTGCCTTGTTGATACGCCGCAAGACCTTATCGGTTATGAAGATCGCAAACTGCATGAAGTCTCACACATCACACCAGAGTTGCGCGTGACACTTGTTCACTACAAACGCGATAAGGAACTCGAGGACAAAATCAAATTCAAAGTTGATGCGGCTCGAGAGTATTACGACAGAGTGATCTACGACATTACAGATCAACACCAATTTTTTAACTTAACGAAAGAAGCAAATGTCTAAGACTGTGTATGAAGTTTCCGTGATCAACGGAAAGTATGTGAACAAAGATGGTGAGCAGAAGAATCGCTATCAACGAATTGGCTCTATCATTGAAACCAAGAATGGTCCAATGCTGAAGCTAGACAGTTCGCCATTGATCGATGGTGGATGGAATGGGTGGGCTTATCTGAACGCTCCTAAACCGAAGGAGGCAAATCCTCAAGGCTTGCCACAATTGGAAGATGACGATATCCCATTTTGAGTATTGATTAACGAGGGGAAAACGGACAGCAATGTCGGACGAACGCCAGTACCATCACCTTACTGGAGAAGCAAATGTACTATCGCAAATTATTTGACAAGATGTTTCCAGAGTTTCCAAGAGTAAGAGCGAATGACCCAGTGACTTCTTACGAAGCCGCTGATTCAATCAAAGACATGGCAAAGCAACATCACGACATAATCTTGGAGTGCTTGATTATTCATGGTGCGCTAGGCAAGGATGGCATCGCGTTGCATACGAAACTCGATAGCAATCAAGTTGCAAGGCGACTTAGTGAATTGGCGAAGCGAGACTTGATTGAGTTGACTGGCAACACAGTGAAGTCGAACACTGGTAGGAATGAGCGAGAGTGGAAAGCTAAACAAGCAACGCAAAAAGACTTCATCGGTGTCGGTGAAATCTATATGCCGATCTAATGCGAGCCAGTAAGAATGTGCATCGCTTCTTCGATGTGCTTCTTGCGATCTTCTAAACCAATAGTCCCGCCATTGATCTTTTTTGTCATGGTCAGAATGTCATTGTTATCAGCGTATTGATTCAAGCGATGTGTCTGCCAGAACCATCCGGCTGTGAGGCTCGCATACTTCGGTGTCCGTACCATATCAGGGTTGCGAACGAAGTCCTCACCTAATGCCTTACCTGCGTGGAAGAAGTTAGCCGCGCCAGTCAACTGAAGATAGCCAGAGCCTCGGTACAAAAATCCATCCCCTGATGCCTCATCCCTGTTGCCCATCCGATTGCCATAAATACGATTGGCGATCTTGACTGGCTGACGCTCATACTGTGCCGCACTCTCAGGCGTGAAACCCCAAGCGCGTTTCGCTGTCAATGGAAAGAGCTTCAATAAAGTCGCCGCACGATAGTTCAGATTTTCCTCAAGGACTCGGAAGTTGTTGCACTCATGACCGCACTGTCCAATCCATGCGGCTTGTTGCTGTGGCGTAAGAATTCCAAAACGCTCGAATGTTTCGTTGAATGGGTCAGCCAACGATGGGTCAATCTTGAGTTGGCGTAATTGGTCAGGACTTACCATTGAGAAGATTCCTCACTTCGTTATAAGCATCGATGCAAGCATTGAGTTGCAATGTATTCCTGTCGCCCTGCGCGACTATTTCTGCGATTGCGGCGAGTGTTTCTCGCTCGGCATTAGAAGCTGTGTCAATCGCTCCGTCAGGTTTGCTTCCTGTTTCTTTGCTATCTGTGGTGGCAATGGCGGGACTTGAGGCGGCTTGCTGACAACTTGGGGTTGGGATGCGCACCCTGCCAGAACGGATAGCGCGATCAAGGGCAGACTGTTTTTGCGTAAGGACATTGTTTGCCTCCTGTAATTTAGTTGCGTTGGTGTTCAATTGTTCACCGAGCTTCTGCTCAGTCGCCCTTGCTTCTTCATTCTTTTTTGCAATGGCAATCTTCATGTCGTTGTCGCGTTCAATCCATCCGAAGTGATGCCCGACTTGGTATGTGCCGAACAAGGAAATAAGAACGCCAACGATAAGCCACGGCAATGGAATTGGAAACATTAGTCTGCCTCGTTTCTAGCTTGCGCAATTGTCTCGCGTTCGGCATCTGGCTCAAGATGCTCGGGCGGGGTATCTGGTGGCGGCGGCGGTGTCCAAGACTCATCCAGTTGCGGATTCACAAAGACCGGCATTGCACCGAATGGCTGACTTGGCAAACCTCCGTAAGCCGAAGGCGGGTTATAGGGTTGGTTGAAGCCAGAATTGTAAGGTTGGTTATAACCGCCTCCATGCCCTTGATATGGCGGACACATAGGTTGGGATGGTGGCGTTGGTTTAAATGCGTTGGTGGCTGTGGAAACCGCCCTCTTGCCCACAATGCCGCCGATGCCGCCAACGATCAGCAACACAATGTCATTGAGCATCTTGGTATAGGCTTGGTCAATTGGAGCCATGCTCTTGATTGGCTGTGTCACGAAGGTCACAGAATACAGAAGCGCAAATACAATGCCGAAAAGAATCACTGTGATCATGATCACCACAAAACCCCAGACACGAACCTCAATCTCGTCAGTTGTTAGGTTTGGCTTCTGATTGCTGTTCATTGACTTTCTTCTCCAAGATTGGGGCGACTAAGTATTCAGGACATTGTTGCGTAAACAAGCACTTTGGCTTCTGGCACTCAGGCAATATGAAGTTATCTGGGTTCTGGCATGGATAGCGGTAAACATCCTTGCACCCAGACAGCAACAAGATCAGCAATAAATATTTCATGCCATTACATCCACTTGATTAACTTTGACCCAGTGAGATTTTATCTCTTGCACCTTCTGCTGTTGATCAGCTTGGCGATTGAGCTTGGCTAGCTGTTCCATGTTCTGCTGATGTATAACTCTCTGAGCTTCCCAAAGCATCCGAGCATTTTCCTGATATGCGCTGATTCTCATTTCCCTAGACCCACCTTCCCTAGCAACAGATTGACCAATCTGTCTGCCAAATCATCAGGCAAAAACTTTAGAAATCCAAGAAACCATAGAGCAACAAGACCATAGACAATGATCTTTAGTGCTAGATCAAATGTCTTTTGATACTCGTTCATCTTCCGCAACGCTTCGTAGTTTGGCAGAAGTCCATCATCTCATTGATGCCAACAAAGACTAAGAACAAAACTAATGCACATCCCGCAATGATCATTGCAAGCTCATTCATCTCTTGTTCTTTTTCTTTAGCCTTCTTATCTGCCGCTTTCAATGCCGCCATCTCTTTAGCATCATCTCTATCCATCTCTGCCTGACGCGCCTTGATCTTGTTCCACACATCGATCTTGCCTGTCTGCATGAATAGCATTTTCAGTTCTTCCTCGAATGCGCGAGCTTGCTCGAGTGCCATCTCGATCTGGAGTGCTGTCCCCATGTTCGAGCCTTTCTTATCGCGCTTGGCTTGAAGCATCGCTTTAGTGGCGGTACTTTTGGCATCAAACATCTTTCCGATCATTGGCGCGAGTGAGCCTAGATCGTTGGCGACCTTGCTCGCCTTCTTTACCATTGAGATCGCAGACTGTATTCCTGCTAGTGCAGTTACTGGATCAATCATTTCCTTCTCTCCCACTTGAGACAGACTACTTTGCGATTAAATACATCGCCAGTCCAAGTCCATTTGACACAACGATATTCTACGGAGACAAAAAAAAAGATCGTGATAAATGTCACGACCAGTACCAAATAAAAATTGAGATGCACCAAAGAATAGTGCTTAGTAGAAGGACTGCCGCGAGGATAGCGACAGCCCAGTCTTTCATTTTTCTTGCTCGTCAGCTTTCGCTGATGCTTGCGCAATCTTCAAGTGTTGATGCTTGAAGTAGATGTTAACCAATAAGCCGCACAATGCAATGACAACGCCACTGATTGCCGCAAACTCGTTTGCCGTTAAGCCGAATATAACTGCCGCACCAGACCCTGCGTATGTCGCGGCTGATGCGGCTTTAGTTGTTACTGCTTCAGTTGTCATTGTTGAGAATCCTCAATCCATGACAAAGTATCTTCATTCCATCTATATTTCTTCCCATCATTAGGCATTGCTATTGGCGATGTCCAATGACAAGTTTCCTCATCCAACATCCAAGATGGAAAAGGCTTCGGTGAAATGAAAGCATTTCGTGTCGCATCGTATGTGAAACCTTGTGCCGCAAAATGCTTTCTGAAACTTCTGTTGTAACTTGTTTGCTTCCAAGTTCCGCCAAATAATTTATTGCAAAATGCAGAGCCAATTTCTTCTTGTTCAACACCATCGGCATTACTTGTATCTTTATTATCTACAACAATAACACGCAAGACTTTTCCGTCTATTCCGATTTCTGCGAAATGTGCCATATCTATCCTTAGAATGAAATTGAACCACTAGAAGTAAATTTGTAATAGTAGAAACCACCATTGATTACTTCGGTGACTGTTCCTGTTGTTGCATATGCCTGCGCACTACATTTTAAAATGACAATTCCTGAACCTCCATTTCCTGCGGGGACAGATGTTTGATCAAATGTTCCACCACCACCGCCGCCAGTGTTTGCAGTTGCGTCTGAGTACCCAGAAGTTTGATGTCCACTATCCATAGCTCTGCCGCCACCACCAAGTCCACCTTCTCGTTGCGAACCATCAGGACCAGCACCACTACCACCACCGCATATATATCGAGTTCCTGATACATTTTGTCCTGCTGATACTACACCTAGTAATGTGCTGTAAGTTGATATACCAACACCGCCATTACCACCCGAACTTCCTGCCTGACCAACAGCACCCGCGCCTCCCCCTGCACCATATTGACCTGCACCGCCTGCAAAACCTTGTCCAGTAGTTCCTGCACCTGCTGATGTATTGTCAGGACCACCGCCACCACCAGAGCCACCAGAGCTAGCGGCATAACCACCACCCGCTCTACCAGAGCCTCTACCACCACCGATAGCAGTTGTCATCGTATGGAATGTGGTATTGCTACCATTGGCTCCTTGTGTCCCTGTTGTACCATTACCAATAGAGCCTGCTCCTCCTGCACCTACTGCAACAGTATAGTTAACTCCAGAAGATAGAGCTAATGATGTTGCATATACATAACCACCCGCGCCACCCGCGCCACCACGCTCAGCCGCACCTCCGCCTCCTCCTGCAATGATGAGAGCATCCGCTGTAACACTTACTGTTGGTCGAGGCCAATTACCACCTTGTTTTGCTTTTTTTACTTCGTCAAGATTCCAAACACCACTTGCCGATGTATCACTTGGAAATTGTGCCATTAGGAAATCTCCTCATAAGAACAAATAGCCTCAAGATCACCAGATGCGCTAGCGGTCAATCTTAAAGAATCACCTTCTTCTAAATAAAAAGATTTTGAAATTACATCAAGAACTGCATCAGCGGGAACTACAACTGTATGAGCTAGTCGATATGCTGTTGCACTACGATATAAATCAATAGTGATATCCGCGTTGTTTGTTCCATCAATATTTGAAACATATAGCGCATTTACTTTCACAACTTTTCCACTTGAACCAGAGTTTGTGACAATGGCTGTTGCAGAAGTACCAACGGCTTGAACTGCTGTCTTGCCTGTGATTGTTGCTACATTGACGATATTAGGTGCTGTCATGATTTAACCTCCGAAAACGATTGCCATTGCGATGGCTTTGCCTGTTGATGCCACGCCAACTAATGTGTTGTTCGCGGATGAAATTGTTTTATTGGTTAGAGTCTGAGAGCCATTCAATGTGACATCACCAGTTCCTGCGGCTTGCGCCCAATTAGTTGTATCTGAACTAGGGTCTGTTGTTCCGCCACCAGTAGATTTTCTGCGATAAGATAGATATGTGGTAGGCGACCAAACAACTGCGCCTTGTGTGTATGTCGTTCCACTTATCCACTTTGTAACATTTGCCGCCGCTGTTGCCGCCGCCGCCGCTGTTTCAGCTTCTACTACTGCGGCTTCAGCTAATGCAACTTCTGCCGCCGCATCTAAAACACTCTGCGCCGCATCCGCCGCATCTGCATTTACATCAACTGCTAGTGCATTTGCCTCAGTAGCGAAATCAGGCAATGCGCCTAGAAATGCATCTGCGCGTGTTGCGAAGTTTGTTGGGTCATCCCTACTGGGTGGCGTTGGTAATGGAGTAATTGCCATTTTAAAATTTTCCTTTTAGATCAAACCTTCAACTTCAAGCCTGCACCAACTCTTTGTTGGATATGCAATATCAATGCTGAAATCACGATAGAAACCATAGACCACCAGAGGCGCGTAATCTGTCAACTCTGAACCAATAAACACGCTAGGCACAGCGCGAATGTCGGCAAGGATTCGCTGAACACCATTGATCTGATTATTGGCAACCAAGAACTGACCAGACATTCTCTTAGAAAATGCTCTGCGTGTGAACGTTGTTACGCCTGTATCTGGGTCTGTGTCCTTGCGGCTGTAATCAATGATGCCAACAGTAGCTCCTTGCTCTGTTCCTTCTGAACCCAGAACATAAGATGTTCCAATAATCATCTCTCCAATGGCGACTGCACCGCCACCTGATAATGTCATTGTTATCTGACTTAATGCGTAAGGAGGTAAGTCAGTCAGAACTACCTCACCAAGTTGAACGAATGGTTCAAAGAAATACATATACCAGTCTGTAATGATTGTTCCATCAAGACCTACTGTGCGTGTGTAGACTGGTGGACTTGCGCCATCATCTCGTACTGTGATTGTGACACTTGAACCTGTCAATCCAATCAGCGCAACACTATTCACAATTCCGCAAGCTACTGTAACTGTCAGAGGTGATGTCGCTTTTGTTGTCTCTGTGCTGATCTGACCATCAAACATGGCATGAGTATTATCAGGACCAACTAACGACCAGAATGTTGAACCAACAACGCTCGGTATATTATTCAGATTTGAATTAACTAGGCTGATGTAATAGTGTGTTTGGTAATCAACGATTGCATCTTTGGAATATGTTGTTGCAGAACTCCAAGCGGAATAAGCCTCAACTGCATTGCTCGATAGAAGCATTGTGCTTGCATCGAAAGTGACTGGCTTAATTACTTTCATACTGTCACCGTATCTAAAGGTTGATCTGCATCTGTCTTGACTGTAAGACCGCGCACATCCCAATTATCTTGCAACTTGGCAATCTTGCTAGTGTTAACTGCGGTTGATCTTGCCTCATAACGAAGCAAAGAAACTTCCTCACGCAATGCACGAATCTCACCCGCTACTTCACCGCCAATAATATTAGCTGATTGATTTGCGTTATAGACTTGACCACTTGAGTTCAGGTCAATTAATTCAGGACCACGCTCACCAACAAGAGCCATACCGCCATTATATTGACCACCACTTGCAAGGGTCTGTGTAACCGCTACTGTTTTGGAAGCATTTGCGTTTGTAACCGCATTGAGTGCATTTATGGCAGTTGCCGCACTTGCATTTGCAGAATCAATTGCACTATTTGCAGAAGCTATTGCATCATTAGCAAGACTGACAGCACTTGATGTTGCTGATGCAATATTATCTAATCCATTAGCCATGATAGTAGAAAGACTTGAAACACTTATATTCAAATCACCAAGCAGAGTTTCCATGCTTGTCAAAGTGATTTGTGCAAGTTCCTCCGCTGAAGCTACGCGACTTTGATAATCTGCATCAGACTCAAACATCTTTTGTAGTATCTTAACTTGAGGAGCGGCTTCAATCAATTCAACTAATGACTTAGATTGCTCCTCCATGATTGGAGTAAGCTCTGCAAAAGTCGATGCAACATCAAGCAATGCAACAAATTGTTCTTGACCAGTTCTAGTGTTTACATCAAGACTTTCAAGTAATGATCTGAAGTCTGCTCTTGTTTCTAATGCCGCAATTTGTGCGGCTGTAAATCCGGCTTCTGTAAGAGCTTGAACAACACCTTTAGCTGTGATACCCGCTTGCTCTTCTTTTGAATAGAAGTTAGCAACAAAGCCTTGAGTCTTTTTAACAAGCTCATCCAATCCACCCGCAAGCTCAATGATTCCTTGTCTTGCTTGAATGGATGCAGTTGCAAATGTTGTGAACGCTCCACCAAATTCATTCAGATAGATAGATACCTCTTGAATGATTGCAAGTCGTTCTAATGTCTGAGCGAATGTCTCACCCGCTAATTGCAAAGGCTCAAGGATAGCCGCATACTGAGCAACTAATCCTTCTTGGAAAGCAACTAACGCATCTGCAATTTTTTGATTGATTTCTTCCTCAGTCAATCCTTGGAAACTCAATTTGATTGATTGCGTGAATGTATCAATAGCTTTTGCGGGAAGTCCTAAAGCATTTGCATAGAATTTAGTTTGTTTAGTAATCAATTCAATTGAACTATCAAACATTACTTCAATATCATTTGACAATGCTTCTTTGATTGTCTTGTTTGATCTAAACCATCCACCTTTTAGGAATTTATATGTCTGACCTTCAATACCTTCTGCGGTACTGAGTGTTCCCTCAATACCAATATCAGTTTGTTTTCTACCAAAAGCCCTGTTAACTGTTCCTGCGATAGCTCCACCGATAGCCGCACCAATAGGACCGCCAAGAACCATACCGATTGCAGTTCCTGCATTGATAGTTCCGTTACCAGTTCCACCGCTTAATGAATAACCATTACCGATAGCTCTGCCACCATATACGCCTACTGCCGCCCCTGCCGCATATCCTGCAACAGTACCCGCGCCCATTCCTGCGGCTTGCGCGTAAGAACCATTTGCGGCAAGCATTTGTGTAGCTTCTACTCCACCACCGAAAGTTCCATACATAGCATTTTTAAATCCGACAGCAAGGTACTCACCGAATGTTGACATAGATAATGCCATGCCTGACATAGCGGTTGACGCACCGCCACCACCGCCACCACCAGTTGCGGCATTAGCAACATTCATCCCCATCATTTGCATCATGACAGCCGAAGTGCCAGTAGCAATAGGCTGAATAATTGGTTGCAGGATAAGTGTCTTGAACATATTGACCAAGGCATCTTTAAGATTTTTTCCAAAGTCTTTGCCTGATTCAAAGCCCCTCATCAAAGCATCTGTCAATGTACCTTGAATAGAATCGCTTGTTTTCTTCCAAGCATCAGCAGATTCTTTAGCGGCTTTAGCACCAATTCCTTCTTCTCTTGCAGTCGCTAAATCACGCAATGCTTGAGCTTGATCGCGATATGTCTTGGCAACATCTGGATTGATTTCTTCCATGATAGTTGCGAGACGATCTGCGGAGATTGCTTGATCGCGTAATTTTTCAATCGCTAATTGTGCTACTGCATCAGCACCCAATAACATTTCTGCATTGGATTCTTTTTGCTTTTCAATTTCATCTTGAATAGATTTATTCTTTTTGATCAATGCGTCATAAACTGCAAGATTGGATTTTGCAGAATCATCAAGAATATCTTTCTCTAGCTTCGCAAGGGCGATCGTATCTTCTGTCGCTTTCAAGCCTTTCAGTTTTGCGAATAAATTATCTTGCTGTGCTTTGGTCAGCTTCAGAGTACCCGCTTCAATCTCAGTCGTGTATTTGATTTCTAGCTTTTGTGATTCAGTTAATTTCTCAGAAGCATTCACTTCCAATTTATTTGTAGCGACTTTATCATCAATGCTAGTGATAAGTTTCAGATACGCTTCTTCTTGCTTCTTCAACTCGTCAGTTTGTTTCTTTGTAGCATCGCTTACATACGGAGCTTGCTTCCTAGTAGCCGCTGTAATGGCGGTCATTGTAGAAACTGCTGTGCTTCCGTTTGCGTTCCATGCTTTGTTAACTTCATCCAATGCAGATGTCCAGTTTGACTTCATGCGACCAGACCACTCTGTGCCTAGCTTCATCGCACCTTGAATGTCGCCACTCATCACAGAATAGATTTGTCGACCCGCTGTGTATAGCGTATCAACCATTGTCTCGACAGCTTCGTAAACGAGAACGACTGTGATGTACAAGCCTTTAAGTCCAAGCGACAAGCCTTCAGCAATGCGCTTCAGACGATCGCCTTCTGTCATGCTTGCGAAAAATTGATCTGCAAGACCTTCAAGAGTTGGCAACAAGTCAGCCGCGACTTGCATAGCAATGCCTTTGAATCCCTGACCCATCAAATCCAATGTGTCATTGAACTTCTCAGCGCGAGCCGCTGTCTCATCGGTCAATGTAAGACCTAGCTTGCGAGCCATCTCGTCAAACTGATCTAGGCTGTCTGCTCCTGCGTTCAGCAATGGAATAAGCTCTGCACCCGCTTTGCCGAACAACTGGACAGCCAATGCGGTCTTGCTTGCACCATCTTCGTATGATGCAAATTTGTCAGCGACTTCGCCCAAGACTTGGCGTGTGGACTTGAGTGTGCCATCAGCATTTCGTGTGTTGATGTTCATGGCAACAAGCGCATCATTGCCGTTCGCAATCGCGACAGATAATTTGCTCATGCTTGTTTGCAATGCGCCGCCCTCAATACCCGCCTGTCTAAAGGCGAGTTGAAGCCCTGCAACATCTTTGACAGCGACACCGATCTTCTGCGCCATCTTGTTTGTTTCGTCAGCCGCATCGATCGCGCTACGAATCCACCCTGAGAAAGCGGCAACAGATAAGCCGACACCGATTGCACCCAATGCAGTAGCCGCCATGCTTGCGGATTTCTGGATTGATTGCATCGCACCCGCAACAGTATTCTTGGCTTTCTCCATATCTTGTTGGAGTCGAACAATGTTCGCCGCCATCTCGATTGTTAGTTGCCCGACTGTTGTTGCCATGACTTACCTTCTTGCCTGTATGAACGCTTTAAATGCGTTGCCAACTTTCTTGCTCACAATGCTTCTGTCAAACTCATTTACTGGGTCACCAAATGGAGGCTCGCACTCTGGCTTCTCGCTCTCTTTGGCTTGCATCAAATACGCTTGAGACATCTGCTTGATCGCCCTGTATTCCCATGCTTCAAGGTCAACGCCTGTGCAGTGTTGCCATGAAATAATTTCTTTCGCTGACAATGGTACTGGACCCATCGCGCCCATCTCTACCATGCCTAAATCTTGCCAGTAGGTTATCACATATTCTGCATCACCAACATCAGGCATCAATGGCTTGCCGCCGTTTTTTTGTATCTTCTCAGCGCGCGTTAACTCAGCTTGCTTCTCGCCTGATGCAACCGATTTCTCTTGCTTGGCAACTGGGATTGATCTGAACCAAGCCAGTTGCCTCGCATACAGAGTCAGGTCTTCGATGATGCCGGAGTAAAATTTGCCCAGTCACCGACAGCTTTGTTTACTTGCTCAGTAATGAAGCCGATTGCAGAATCCAAATAAGCGGCTTTAAACATTTCAACGCCTGTGTAGTCTTTGTAACCAAAGCCATTGAAGCTGACTGTGCAAGCCGACAAGAACTCAGCATCAAGCTCGCGCTGTTCGCCTTCTTTCATCTTCTTGCCACCCTTCTTGACATACTCAAGAATTGCGCGATTGCGGATGCTTTGCGCTTTCTGGAATGCCTTAGAGCCTGGACCATAGACTGTGATACTGAGCTGATTTCCATTGGCATCGAGCAGTGCATCACCATCAACTGTTTCCAATTCGATGATTGCGGTTTCTTTAACGGCTAGTTGTGAAATATCAAACATTTTAGTAATCCTTTCGCGGGGAGAGTTATTGCCCTTGCTCAAGTCAGCCGCACCCCGCGAAGGATGCGAACTGACCCGAGTAGGTGCGCGTGTTGCCATTTACGGCAATTCTTAGGCGGCGAGAGATTCAACGATACCAACACCGGCGGCATTGGTTGTGATCTCCAATGTAGCTGTGGCAGTAGTGATTGAATCAACAGAGCCAACGCCAACCTTCCAAGACATAACCTTGGAACGGAAGAAGTAGCGGTCGCCGTTCTGTGTTGTCACCATGAACGAATAGTCATTGTCAGAAAGGCTTGCGGCTTTCATAACGATTTGACCTGCGTCATCGGTGTCCAAGCCCAAAGACAAAGACATAGTGCCTTCGTTGAATGAGCCTTTGAATTTCTGTGTGCCACGCGAGCCGACTGGCATATGCGTGACCAAAGCAAACTCACGACCAAACTCGCCCAAGTCGGTGATTTCACCAACCAGAGCGGGAACGGGTGATGCTGTGAACAGAGTGTTATAGCCGGAGCTATCGTAGGTAGCGGGTGCAGATGCAGTGACTCGGAGTGTCGTCCCTGCGGATGTGCGGACTGTCATGGTCTTTCCTCTCAGTTTAAAAAAAGCCCACAGGGATGCGGGCAGAATTTTCAAGCAATTGCCTGAAACTTGTTTGCGCCTTACTCATAGTAAGACACCAAATAATCAGCGGGTTGTGTCCAAGTACCAGTGTCTAAATCTTTTTCGGGTGGTCCGAATAAATCTAGGCGACTACTGATAACTGTCTTACCGGCATATGTCTGTTGCAATTTAAAGTCCATCGCTAATCGAACTTGGTCATGAATTGATTTTACTTCTGCCATCGTCTTAGCAATAGGATTGATCTGCACTCTAGCACGCGCCATCTGGCGTTCTACGCTGTAATGCAAGTGTGGCAAGGGTACTGCATCAATCACAGTGTAAACAAGCGCAGGAAAGGCTGTATTCTGCGGCAACTGTGACATTGCTTTGCGTGTGCTTACCAACGCCGTGATTCCGGAAGTGTTAAGCATTGCGGCGATTATGAGTTCTGGATTCATGTGTTCTTAATAATCTCTCGTCCGATGCGCATACGAATGTAAGCCGCCGTTTGATCGATCACCTCGTTTGTTCCACCATCAAATGCACGACGCATAAAGCCAGTCGGTCTTACGCCTTCATGAACAATGCTAGGCGCAAATACATTTCCAAACTTTAAGGCTTTGCCTTTCTTTGGTTTGATCTCGTATGGTGCGCCAACTGTCTTACCATTGCCCTCATAGAATGAGGCAGTACCGAACTCTACAAATTTTGCATACCATGCGTCACCGCCACCGGCGACAACAGAAGCTGTTACTCTGCCGCGCCTTACGCTTGCCTTGACCTTGATACTTTTCTTGAGCTTACCAGTCTTGCCAACTGGGGCGGCGGCTCTTGCACGATCACGATAGACATTAGCCCCTGCGCGTAGAGCACCGCGCATGATATTGGATTCAATTTTTGCGGGTAACTCGTCTAACATTTTTTGCAAATCTGCCAGACCGCTAATACTAATTGATTGATCACTGGCCATCGAGACTTCCCTCTGTGCAATCAAAAATAATCAGCTTATCTTCTTCATCTACATTCATTGAGGAAGTGATATTAAAAACTCGCGTACCAAAAAGAATACGCCAAGCATCAGCTTCAATTGATGGCAAAAATAATTCAGAGAATCTCACAGTGACTTGATGTGTCAATTGCGATTCAACAACCATCGCATTCGCTCGCATTTTTTCTGTGCCGCGCATTGGCTTGACTTCTGCCCATACTGTGCCGATGTTTGTCCAAGAGTTAATCTCTTGTCCATAGGCATCGAGCGTAGAGCTTCTACGCTGAACAGTAATGCGTTGTTGAAGTCGAGAGATTCTCATTACGCGCCCATGTTAATGCGATGAGGTGTCATCAAATGAATCATGCCGTATGGGATTGTTGTCACCAAGTTACCGACATTGATTGCTTCACGATTCTCATAAAGCTCGCCGATGTATAACAACATCGCTTGTTTCAACGCGACTGGCATTGGGTAATCATTAGGACTCAATCCGTCTGTAAACCCTGCCGCGAATCGCACGATCACTGCATTAGGAACTTGCTTTGTATGAGGCCAGATTGTTGTCGGGAAAATCTTTGAAGGCTTGCTATACGAATCAAAAATATATGAACCCGCACTCAGTGTTTGTGTCGCGCCGTTCGTGTCTGTGTATGTGATGCTAGTGATTGAATTGATTGGGTATGTTCCCAACTCAATTGCATCAACTGGGAATTCATCTAATGCCAATGCGTATGTAGTTTGAGCAACTGTCAATTCAGTGTAGGCTTCTACTGCCTCACGCGCTGTCTTGATTAAGTTTGTCACCAGTGCATCATCTGGGTGTGAAGGTGGTGAGCCTACTGCATCAAGACGCAAATGCAATCGAGCTGTTGCCAATGTAATTGGCTCAGTCGTTACTTCTGCTGTACGTTTAATCTTCCGAGCTAATTGCGTCATTTATTTTTCCCTCTGGCTTATAAACCAAAGCGTCATCACCAATCCACGATTTCAAAATTTTACCGCCAACATCCTTAGTTCCACGGAAATTTTTTGCGTGTCCAATACCAATGCCGTGTCGACCTTCAATTCCCTTGATACCCAATACTCGTTCGCCACTGAACAAATGATTGTTGCTGTGTGCTTGCCAAAGTATATGATCAATGAATTGAATTGTGTCTCTGCATACAGACTTAAATGTTTCCAATGCTTGACCGCGAATAGCTGTCGAGCAAAGACTGCTATGCAAAGTGTTATCCATTTTTTTATAAGACTTCTGAGGCAAGTTGTAATAGCGCGAATTAGCTTCGCCAATTAACTCAGCTTTCTCAAACTTCTTATCAATTGTCTCTAACCAGTCTGCCGCATACCAATCGTCATCCTCGATAAAGACAACGCGCTCGTCACCACTGATTACTTCCATACCGGCGCGAAGATTACGCGCTTGCGTATTCATACCCGCTTGCCAGTAAGGAGTAGGACGGATAACTTCTAATGTCCAATTGTCTTTGCTGAATGTGATTTGCTGTGCAACTTCGCCATCATCAACAATTACCCATCGCACCTTACCGCGATAAGTCTGACGAGCCATCCACATTTCGCAGATCGCCCACGCCTTTGGTCTTGCACCAGTCGCAGTCAGTAAGGTCAACATACTTTAATTGCTTCCTCGAGCGACATACGCTCAAAGCAAGTCAGAGCCGTTTCCCTGCTTGCATTTATAACTCTTACTCCCTCGGCTTGCAGATCAATTGCAAGTTGCGGAAACTTAGCTTGCCACATCTTGAATGGCTGTTGATTTGTTAGTCCTTCGCCATGCTGACCAAACCAATGAGCCTCACCTTTAGGAGATGCAGAACAATCTAATCCTAGCAGAACAATTGTCTTTGCACCCCAAAGGTATGCCAGATTGATCGCCTGATAACCACTGTTACCGCCTTGATGTATTAAGCCATCAACGCCTAATCCCGCTTTGTTTACAGAGCCGATGCGATTGATCTTGAACCTTTCGGACGCCCTCTCATCTTGCGTCCAACATTCGCCTTTGTAGTCTGCTCTAACTCTGTCAATGTGGACTCGCCACCATTGTTCATCACAGGCATAGAGACAGTCTGCGAATGGCGCGCGGCGATAGCTGTCATTGACAGCAATGGTCGCCCATCCTTGGTCTCCAACGATCTTGCAATCTTCCTCGGTGAGACTTGGTCCGCTTGCAACAATACAGGCGACACGCCCTGCCCAACGACCGGCGGTACGATCGATGCGCTTCTTGGTGCGGTCGCCACTCGAGGGTTTATGATTTGAACCAAGCCAATTGATTCCAGATCGTCAGCAACAACTGACGGAACTTTTAATCTCATCTTCTTACTCACGCTACCAATGCGTGAATCATCAAAGTGAGACAAGGCAATAATTTCAACTAATTCCATCGCGGGGTTATTTCGGTTTTAGTTTAAAAAAAGCCCCCATGCCGTTAAGCACAGGGGCAGTCACTTTACAGTGAACCGCTAATGAAAGCGGCGGGACGGTAAACAGTCAGAGCCAAACGCTCTTCTGCCAACAATGTCGCCATGTTCTTCTTGAAGTTGTCGCCATCTTCAAAAGAGATTTGCACTGCGGCATCCATACGATCCCAGATTTGCGCGCCCATTGTGAACGCACCGACCAAGAATGTACCGGCGGCGATGCTGTTGGTAGCAACAACATTCTTACCCCAGACGCGAGGAGCCAAAGCATTGACAGGACCCATGTCGCCACCAAAGATGTACTCGCCGTAAGTAGTCTTAGCCAACTCGATTTCTTCCCAGTCAGCGGGGTTGATCACGATTGTGTCGGCTTGGTACTCAGACAACTGGGCTTGAGTAATAGCTTTACGCAATGTGTCCAATGCTGTGTCGCCAGTGACATGACGATTGAAGGCAGTGTAGTTGCCTGATGCCAAGATACCGGCGATGTTGCCGCTTGTACCCGCACCATTCAACAACTGATCTTCTTCTTCCAATTTCAGACCATAAGTCAAACGACCGTTAACATAAGACTGCAACTGGGGAGCGTCATCCAAGACTTGACGAGAGACAGGAATGAAGTGAGCCAATGTCACCACAGGGGCGTTAGCCAATGTAAATGTAATTGCTGACTCAGGCTTAGTCACGTTCTCGCGAGCAGGGCTTGAATACTGAGCACCGGCGTTGTTGGTGAACACATTTTCCTTGGTGTACTGAACCAAGTTAGAAGATGTACGACCAGAAGGCAAGATGTCACGGATTGTCAACACGCGGTTCGGTGCAGTGTTGATTCCTGGGACTCGCATATCCTGAACCAATGGCTGATTCTGACCAGTCGCGTTAACGATAGCAGTCTTGATTTCCATGCGAGCAAACTTGCTCTTGCCTTGAGCCATCTGCAAGAATGCATCAGACTTGACGAATTGTTCGCCAATAGATTCAGCTTGCTTCTGACCTTCTTTGTGTGAGTCAGACAATTTGCGCTCGAGTTCCAAGCACTTCTCTGTCAACTCAGCGGCTTTAGAACTCAACTTCTCCATTGCGGATTTTGTTTCAATTTCCACAGATTTAGAAGCGGCGATCTCGCCATTAGCTTTTTCCATCCATGTTTTCAATTCACGGGTAGTAGTCAGCAATGTGCCTTGTGTTTCTGCAAGGGCTTTGATTTCTGTAATGTCAGACATGGTATTTCCTTTTAAAGAGTCCGAGATGATTTAAGATTCTCAGCGATCATTCGCTGAAGTTCACTTGGCAATTGCAATTCCTCGGACTCACTCCGAGTAAACAAACGCTTCGCACGACTTGCCGTTGCCGTAGCGAGCGACTTCGAGAAACCTCCTGCCTCACGCAAGAAGTCCTCAAAATCCTTGATGCTTTCAATCTGATCAAGCGAAGTCTTAACGCTAGTTAAGTCAACGCGAGCCATATCGTCAGCGGGGAAAGTTACGACTGATACTTCTGATAAGTCGCTAATATTTTTGATCACGCGAACTGTCTGTCCGTTGATCTCAGAAAATTCAATGTCGCTTTGCTTCAGCATATAACCAATGCTCAAGCCATCGATTGTTTCATGTTGCATGGCGGCTTTGACAATGGCGGCTTCTGGATTGCCATTGGTCAACTCGCCCTCGATGTACAAACCCTTTTCATCCTCATACATCTTAGTCCACTTGCCGATTGGCACATCCCAAGATTTATGATTGACAAACATCTTAGGCATACGAGCCGAACCACTCATCACGGCATCAATGACGGATTTATAAGCACCCGCCATGATTGTGTCGTTGTAGCTGTCAATGCCACCAAAGGTTGAAGCATAGCCACCAAACTTGCCGCTTGATGCGTCTGCAAATTTGAGGCTAACGCTATTTAATGAAAGTTGCTTTCTTGCAATCATCTTACTCTCCGAGTCTTGTATCTTAGCCCATTCACGATCTGCCCAAGTCTTACCGGCATCACCTCCCCACAATGCCCAAGCGATGCGACCATTACTGGGATAACCTTCTTCACCCTGACGGAAACCTTCGGCTTGTTTATCAACTTCATGTCGTGCGAAGTATGACACCATGCGACCAATTGTCTCGTCAGATAAATCTACTTTGTTGCTAATGTCTCGCGCCCTAGCGATGCCAACTTCTGTACCGCCGCGACCAAACTCACTGCGCCAGTCAAGACCGCGCTGTGCTTCACGCGCCATCGCATCATTGGGGATTGGCATTGCTTTGTCCTAGTTGATCGACTGGGGCTAAGTTAACTTGGGCTGTCAGCAAGTCGCCGCCTTCCATCTTTGGAAGATTCTCAAGCTGTCGCCATTCGTTGCGAGTGTATAGTCCATTCTGAACTCCTTTAGCACCGGCATCCAAACGATCAGCAAGTGATCCACGCAAGATAGCATCAAGAGAAAACTCTACTGTGTAAATTTCACGCTGTCCTGCCGACAATACTCTACGCTCTAAGCATTGCTCAAGTGACTCAAGCATTGGGCGCAATCTGAATTTGTAGAAGCCTTCGATCAATTGACCAATGCCAGTACCCCAAGTTGTTGTCTTGTTTGTGTCGTTGATCATCACAGAGGAGATGCCAAACCAACGAGCAATATCCTCAACTGAGAACTTGCGAGTATCAAGCAACTGCAAATCTGCCGGTGTCAAACTCAGCGGCTCAAACTTTGCACCCGCCTCGAGTACCAACAAGTCATCATCAGAACCTTCTGTTAGACCTTTGTAATTGTTGCGGATAGCGGTGCGCTGATCTGCTGTCAACAACTTGTCGATCATAAAGACGCCAGGTCGTTTGCCGGACTTCTTATAAACATCGGCTGTATGATTCTGCGCCGAGATAGCAACGCCAACGCTTGAACGCATATAGTCCAAACGCGACATACCAACAATGCCATTGCCCTTATCACGCCAATGCAGAATTGACTTCTCGTCATAGACTGCGACCTGACCTTCATATTGATATTTATAAATGACCGACTTATCAACCTGAACATCTACCTCAACTTGATCAGATGCCAGAGGCCACATCTCAATAACTTCACCAGCATCATTGCGAACCAATCTTGCATAAGCATTGCCGCGCAGTAGATAGTTCATCACCATGAATTGCCAGAACTCCATTGGAGTGTGGCGGCGATTAGGCGATGTATGAAGCAGTGTCCACAGTTGCGTGTCACGCGCTAGGGTCTTGTGACCCTCCATGCTTGCATCTTTCTTGTAAACAAAAAGAGGCAGTGACGCTATGTTGTCTGTCAGTAATTCAATCGATGCCCATACTGCGGACACTTGCAACGCACCATCAATGCCATAGTCTTTGTTGCTGTCATAGACTCGCGTGAATGGTTCGCCTAACTGGACGCCATCTTGTTGACCGGTAGAGCCAACATTGCCGAACCATCGGCGTAGGGATTGATAAAGTGTTGCCATTGGATTAGTGTTTCATTACAAGAGGTGCATCTAAGAATCCGTCAAGATCGCCTTCAGTTTGTTTTGACATACCGGCAACACCGATAGCCATTGCCAATGCGACCGCACCATCGATGCGCCCAGTCGCTTTAGCTTTGTTCAACTTCCTATTTCCCGCCGCATCCTTCTCGACACGCGCATTCGCCATACACATCGTCAGCACTGGATTACCACCATGAGCCAACTGCTCGTTAAGTAATGCAGTCTCCAAGGAATCAATTGCAGGAGCCATGTCTTTGAAGCCTTGTCCAAATGGGACTAAGGGTAACACAAACCCAAGCTCATCAATCTCTTTCTTCAGCAAGTCGAATCGCCATCTGTCGAATCCGACAGCCACCACATTACAGTCAGCCAATACTTCCATCATCTCTTGCGCCACGACTTCATAGTCAATTGACGCGCCTAAGATAGTGCGGATATATCCTTGGCTTTCCCAAATGTCATAAGGCGCGCGATCTTTTCTCGACCTATCTGCCAGTCCTTTTTCTGGTGTCCAGAATATTGACTTGGTGTGCCAACGATCACGCCATGCAATCATAACCATCGCGGTCAAGTCATTCTTGCCGGATAGGTCAAGCCCTACATAAACAGGCTCTTCATAAAAAACCGACTCGTCAGGCTCAGAACTATTGAGAATCCAAACGCCTCTGCTTACGAATGGGGCAACCATCTCAACTCGCTGATTCAACACTAGGTTGCGAAAAGTCGGTTCAAAGCTCGGCATCCGCTTTGCTCTAGCGGCTTGCTCAATTACATCTTCTAAACTTCTGAAGTGACCAAGCGCGGGATTAGCCGCTTGCCATGCCACCTCATCTTCTAGGTCGCAATCCTTCTCTGCCTCATACAGATGGCAGACAATATTTTTATCTTCGCTTGTCTTTGCATCATCTAACCAGACGCTAAACAAGTCAGCATCATTCGGTGCTTGGGTACTGATTGCCAATAACAACGGATTGTCGTGAGCACCCTGACTGGTTGTGATGGCATCAACAAAATCGCTCTGCGGTCCACGGACTTGCCCAAGCTCGTCCAAGATCGCAAGCACCGGAGACAAACCATGCGCCGTTTTTCCCTCGGCACTGATAGCTCGGTACTCAGTATTCAACGGAATGCCTACGAGCTTCTTTGAGCTTGGCACTTCCCTAATGATTGTTCGCAGCTCTGGCGACAAGTTGACTATTTTTGATGCAAGGTCATAGACGATTGCCGCTTGCTCTCGGCTCATCGCGCCACTGATAAGTTGGCTGTTGCGCTTGGCTTCAGGTCCGACAAGGTGAGCCAGTAGCAAGCAAGCGATCAAAGCTGTCTTACCATTCTTGCGCCCGATGCTCAGATACCCACGGCGTGTGCCATGCGGGTTGTCATAAACATCGAGAATAAATTTCTTTTGAAAGTCATCAAGTACCAATTGCTTGCCGACATCCTTGCCACTTGGGACATGGCAATACTTCTCAATGAAGGCGACTACCCTTGCGCCGCGAGTAATTTGTTTTGTCATCGTGCAATCAGATCATCAAAGGAGTTGAACTGCTTAGAGAACTTAGTCTGCTCTGTCCCTTGACCATTCAATGTGCGCGGGTCTTGCGCTGTCTGGTTAAGGCTCAGGCTTCTAATGATGGCAAGTTGTTGCCGCTGAAGCGAGTCAACAATGCTGATAAGCGGGTTAGGTATCGGTGTGCCGCGATCATTCTTAACAATGATGCCGGTGCGATCGAGAGATTGCTGATGTTTTCGAATGTCTGCCTCGAGCCTGACCGCTTTTGCGACCAGTAGCAAATCAAAATCTCGCCACCCCTCGCGTGCGCGTGCGCGCGTGAACTGTCCCCAGATTATAATCTCGTCATCGTTACGCAAGACAACTCCCTCGGGCAAAGGGATTTTTTCAGACAATTCGCCGACAAGCTGAACTACTTTTTCAACACTGTTCAAGCCCTGAAGTTGGTTTTTTGCCACAGTTCAAGCCTTTTTTCCGGAAGTTTTTTTTAACGTGGT